CGGTATAGTGACAAATATATTCTAATGGCATGTGGTCCAACCGAAGACAATCCATTTGGTGGTAGTCCGACTGAAGATACCATCAAACATATCAAAGAGTTAATAAAGCAGATCAACTCTGCGGATGACTGTGAAGCTCTTGCATTAATGGTAGAGGCTCATGTAAAGTCAACACAAGATTTGATAGTTGATATCATCGAAGAAAATCGAAAAATTCTATCTGACTTATTACCCATACTTGACCTACCCTTCCCTGATCCAGTTTCCATAACGAAGTGGATTGAGAAGTTGATGACTAGTACTGCGATGCAACAACTGAAAGCTACCATCAACTATATAAAACAATTAATTGATCTTGCCATGTTACTTATGGAACTAGTTGAAGCTATTACGAATGCTGCTGATAAAATCCTTGCATGTGCAGCTAATCTACCGGGTTATGCGGCGAGTCTAATTCTAGGGACCATCAATAATGAAATTTCTACAATCATATCTGACGCAGAAAATTCGGTTAACAATGAGATTGATAAAATTTTGGAAGATACCTGTCTTAAGGGAATTTTCATAGCGCCAAGTATAACACTATCGCTATTGAATGGTGAAATTACCACATCTCTAGGTGAGTTGTCAATGGCCCAGAGTAAAATTACTAATATAGTTGGAACCTCTGATACAATGATAGATACAACTAACCAAGAAACATTTATGTCTACGGTAGATTCTGGATTCGATTCTCTAAACTCAAGTGTAAGTACCTATATTGCTCAAACTAATACTTCAATTCAATACGTAACATTCTTAATGGTTTCAGAATTTTGATAAATATACAATATTAGATGCATAAGGATAGGCAATGTCAGCAAATTCAAGTACAATTTTAACGAATCTAGACTTCGATTCCCTGAAGAATACTTATAAGGCTTACCTTAGAAGTCAAGACAAGTTCGCTGATTATGATTTCGATGGCTCAAATATGAGCGTTCTACTTGACATCCTTTCCTACAATACTTACTTAAACTCATTCTATCTGAATATGGTCGGTAACGAAATGTTCATGGATACTGCTCAGTTAAAGGACTCTGTAGTATCCCATTCAAAAGAACTTAACTATACTCCAAGGTCATTTAGGTCAGCCGTCGCCGTAGTCAATATTATTCTTACGAGTGCTGATCTTACTCTAAAGTCTGTGGTTATTCCTAAGGGAACTACTTTTTCAACCAGAATTGGCGACAGTGCATTTACATTCTCTACTAGTGAAAATATTGTAACTACATCAAAGGTCGTCACTTCATCTACTGTAACCTTTACTGCAGAGAATGTTACTCTATATGAAGGTACATATATCACAGATACGTTCTCGGTCTCTGCAGGATCGACAACTCGATATCTACTTTCAAATAAAACAGTTGACACCACATCTATTACTGTTACAGTACTTGAAGACGTGGGTGCGGTTACGCATACCTACAGTAAGGCAGCTTCACTCTTCGGATTGGATAGCAACTCTAAGGTATACTTCATCCAAGGTGCAACTAACGATAGATATGAATTAAAATTTGGTGATGGCGTAATCGGACGAAAGCCTAAGGACAACTCTTTAGTAATTATTGAATATCGAACCTCAAGCGGTGAGCTACCCAATGGAGCATTCGAATTCAGAGCAGATGGTACGATTGATGGTATCGCAAATATTACTGTCAATACAGTAGATAAAGCTACATCGGGAACAGTAAGCGAATCTATCGACTCGATCAAATATAATGCACCTAGACATTTCAATACACAGGAACGTGCAGTAACCTCAGAAGACTATGAGAATCTTTTGAAGCAGAACTTCAATGAGATTAATGAAGTCGTAGCATATGGTGGTGAAGTCCTCGATCCGCCACAGTTTGGTAAGGTTTATGTCTCAGTTGATCTCAATAATCTAGATTTCTTACCGTCAAGTAAGAAGGATCAATACTATAAATATTTGAAGTCACGTTCACCAATGTCTATCGATCCCGTCATCGTAAGTCCAGAATATCTTTATGTCTATTGTGAAAGTACTGTCAGCTATAATATTAATACTACCAACCTCAACGCTAATGATATCAAGACTCTGGCGATGTCATCTATTCTGGAATATTCACAAAAGTATTTGGACGGATTTAATAAGACACTCAGATACTCTAAGCTGGTTCAGAATATTGACTCTGCACACGTCTCTATCGTATCCAATGATACTACATTGAAGGCAGTCAAATACCTCACTCCAGTAAAGAACACTTATCAGAATATTACTGTAGATTTTGGGTTTGAGTTAGCCAAACGAGCAACCAAGGATATCAGCATCAATATTGATGATACCAAGAATGTGAGTGTGGAGTCCTCAATATTCTACTATAATAATGCTCAAGTCTATCTATCGGATAACGGTTCTGGAATCATGCAGATCGTGAGCATAAAGAACAAAACACCAATTATTGACGTCGGTACGTGTGACTATAGTAAAGGTGTTATTAAGTTGCTCAATTTCAAGATCGATTCGTATATCGGCACTCAGATTAAGCTCTATGTTACTCCGAAGAATGCTGACATTTCTTCAATAAATAATACTATATTATCAATATTGGATGGTGATATAAACGTATCTGTACTCCAAATAAGAGAATAGTAAATGCTCGATATAGAAGACAAAATTTCCAATTTTGTTCAACAACAATTCCCTGCATTCTATCAAGAAGAGGGACCGATTTTTATTGCCTTCATGAGAGCATACTATGAGTGGCTAGAGAAGCCGACTCAGACTCTTATCCTAGAAGATAATAATGCATTTGCTGAAGGGGATACAGTAACTCAAGCACTTACCACATCAACAACTGCAGAGGGTATTGTTCTCCTAGTAGAAGCTGATTACATCGTAGTAAAATTGACTACCAATGAACATTTCGTCAGCAAGAGTATGTCTGGATTCCTTCAGGCGATCTATAATCAAGATGAAGTTTCCACAAATATCATCTCGATCACATCTGATAATATCCTAGCTGAAGCAAGAAGTATACAAAAATATAGAGATATCGATGCAACTATTGATATCTTTATTCTTCACTACAAGGAAAAGTATCTAAAGAATATTCAGTTCGATATTCGAACAAATAAAAAGCTTCTGATTAAAAATTCCCTTGACTTGTATCGTGCCAAGGGTACTGATAGAGCTACAGATTTATTCTTCAAGCTGATCTATGCCGAACCAGCCGAGGTGTATTATCCGGGAGATGACCTATTCAGACTATCCGATAACACATGGGTAGTTCCACAATATATTGAAGTTACTAGTTCACCGAAGACTGTAGGTCTGGTAGGGAAACTCATTACGGGTGTGACATCTGGTGCTACTGCATTCGTCGAGAAATACATCAAGCAACGAAATAATACTGGAATTTCACATCTGTTGTATCTTACTGATATTCAGGGGGAGTTTGTTGTAGATGAATTATTAAGTTATGATACGGTCACTAAAGACCTTCCAAAGGTTCTAGGATCAATCTCAGAAGCCTATATTATTAACGGTGGTACTGGACATAGTGTTGGCGATGAAATCACCCTAGAAGGCAATCGAGGAACTGGGGCAGTCGCAGTCGTAACTGAAATTGCAAATAATGATGGTCTGATTCAATTCTCTATAGCAGATGGCGGATATGGCTTTACTGTAAATGCAGAAACGTTGGTGTCTGAACTAGTAATAGAGATGGCCAATGTTATCACTACTGGATCATTATATTATGACATTCTAGAAACAATAGAGCAACCACTAGCTAACATAGTCTATACTCAAGCTACAGCAAATATTGTAGTGGGTGATTATGTCTATCAATATGGACCCAGTCTTTGGTCTGGTTCTATTGTCTCATTAACTACATTTGAGGGGTCATCTAATGGTTCGTTTATTGTGTCAGTACATGACAATGTTTCGTTTAACACTGCACTTGATGTATTTACAAGTGGTAATGCAGTACAATGTAATGTATCTTCATATACTGAAGTTACTGCTACTGGTACCTACCTAGGTAATTACGATAAGAAAATATTGTTTGTTTCCAATTCGAATATTGACTTCACTGCATTACCTACTATATACCAATCTGATACTTCGGGTGAGTATGCTTCGGGTAAGGTATTTAAATATACTCCATTAGGATCAACATATAGAGTAGAATTATCTAATACTGCAGGGACATTCAAAGCACAGTCTAGTGATCTGATCAGAGTCAGAGGTACCTCAAAAACTGCATATCTAGATAGTATCACAATTACTGTCGGTCTGCATAATGTCTCCAATACCTTCTATGCTTATGATTCTGCCATTTCTACTTCAGATACGCTTGCTACCACTGGGTATGTGACGAAATTAAGCACTGGTACCTCTGGTAGCTTTAATGTTGGTGCACTAACTAACACCGAGGAGGTAGAATTATATACTGATTTACTATCAAGTAACAATGCGGGATATGCCAATGAAATTGGTGGGGCGGTAGTGTCTGCACCATTTATGAATATAAGACTCAATAGTTTTGGATATGGATTTCCGTCTTCACCTCAAGGGAATTCTGCTACCGCTCTAGGCACTCTGCTCAATACTGATCTGAAAACTATCGGTACTATATCATCTCTGATCAATGTGAATCCCGGTTCAAATAATACCTTCGAACCTATTGTCTTAGTAAGAGAGCAACTAGTTTCTAATTATGATAAAAACGATTATATCTTGTATTTGACTAGTGGCAACAAAAAATTTATCGTTGGTGAATCTGTAGAACAAGGTGATGCTAAGGGTGTTATCAAATCGATTGGTAACACATCAGTTCTTTATGTAAAGAGACTAAATTTTGAGAATCTGTTTACGGCTAGCTCAACTATCACTGGTGTAACATCTGGTGCGTCATCTGTTATCGCAGAAGTAGCTGAAGATGAATCTACATTACCAATCGGATTGAATGCTACTATTCTAGGCGATATTGTATCTGGAGAGGGTAGCATCAAGACTGCAAAAATTATTGACACTGGTATCGGATATCGATCTGGAGATACAATCACGTTTGGTACTGAACAGGGTTCAGGTGATATTGGAGTTACTCCAATTGGATATAGTCCCGGCTACTTCAAATATACCAAAGGATTCTTATCGAACGACAAGTATATCCTTGATAGTGACTATTATCAAGAGTACTCTTACGATATTATCAGCAAACTACCATTTGATAAGTATGCAGATATGTTCAAGAAGGTCATGCATGTTGCTGGTACAAAAATGTTCGGTTCGGTTAGCGTTACCTATGAAGCTGACAGTGATACTGGACTCGTGCTTGGTGAAACAAATACTACAGATGTAAACTTCTTTGCATCGTACTATGGGTTCTTCAATGGTAACACAGATGTTATTGTCACTTCAACTAGTGATTATGTTGGAGAGACAATCAGCTTTGACATCACACCTATCGTAGGCGATTACTCATACGAAGTCCTTGAAGCCAATATTACTCCAATTGTGCTTTCCTACGGCTACGAGAGTACTGAGTACGGAATTCAAGTCGATGGGCATTACATTGAAATTGAGAACGATGATGGTACTGGAGTAAAAATCTTCAGTGATGGCGACCCAGTAATCTATGTGGCATCTGATCCAGTACTTACGTTCTTCGCTAATGCTATCGTATCTAACTTCATTTCAATCAATAATAATATTCTATCAAATTCCTCATTGATTGTCTACTCGAATGAATCTGGACAGGCGGACATTGGTGGTCTATCAGATGGTTCTGAATATTACTGTGTGTATGCCAATAATAGCGGAACTAAGTTATCCTTGACTGCGGGGGGTGCAAATATTTCCTTGACTGCTGGTCTAGGTGTTCATACACTTATTGGTATCGCAAATATCGAATCTAGCGTAGTTAAACTGGCAAACAATACTACATATTATATCTCTAGAAGTACTCCTACTAGTGTTAAGTTATCGACCAATCCAAGAACTGATCTGGTAGTAGAGTTCAATGCTAACTCTGACATTTTTGGCGGAAAGATTACTATGTCTAATCATCCGTTTAGTGCAAATGATTGGGTTCAGTACTATGTGGATATCGGAAAGACACCACTTGCGGAATTGACTAGTGGACAATACTACTACGTTTCCAATACGACATCAACTACTATTACACTAAGTGAATCATCTACAGCATCTCCATTAGCACTCACTAAGGGCCTGACTGAGACTGGACATTACGTCTCAACCGACGCATTTATTCCAATCGAACCAGCACTTGCAAATGCTATTGTTGCTAATAATCACTATATCTATATAGAATAAATATAGAAAAGGAAAAGTAATGGTCGATTTCAGCATATCCAATTTCAAAGCTTCTATCAACAATAACGGTATTCTAAGGAACAATATGTTCCTAGTCAATATTACTAGACCAGTTGTACTTAGAAATAGTGGCTTTGTGCTTACTAGAGAAGTTGAAATTAAAAGTAAGACCTTTGATATGCTAGATATAGTTACCCTTCGCTGTGAATCAGTAAATCTACCCGGCATGAATCTATTGACTACTGACGGTATCTATAGATACGGCTATGGTCCCCCAGAGAAGATTCCATATGGAGCAATCTTCACCGACCTTAGCGCTTCATTCATCGTAGATCGATCTGGGTCACAATTTAGATTTTTCAATATATGGATGAACAATATTTACAATGTGGACTCCTCTAAGGGCATTGGTGCAGTAAACCCAGATACTGGTAGCCAGACCTTTGAGATGGGATATAAAGGTACCTATGCCACTGACATAACCATCTTTGTCTATAATGAGCAAACCGACAAAGTTCTTGAGATGACTCTACATGAAGCCTATCCGTACCAAGTAAATGATGTTCCATTAAGCTGGTCCGGTCGAGATGATATGATCCTTCTTAATGTAGCATTTACATACAGAAACTTTGTGATGAAAAATGTCGAGGGATTATCGAAAATAAATATACTATCACTCTTCGGGATAAAGTAAATGTCAACAAAAATCTTAACTAAGAATTTCAACGTAGAGAACGCAAAGAACTTCGTAACCTCTGTTACTGAAGGAGTTGACTCATATTATATTTTTGCTGCCAAGCACCAACCATATGAAAATCAGGACATTTTGGATTCTTCCTCGACGGTTGAAGACACCATTCAAGTAACGACATTTGACGTCTATAACGACCTGATCTTCGGTAAGAAGGTCTCAACTACATTGGATGTCAACTACATGGTTCCAAGAAATGAATGGGTTTCTGGGACGGTATATGCAATCTACGATCACGAGGATGCTGATCTACATGATAAGCAATTTTTCACGATCACTAACGTAGGTGTATTCTATCACTTCTACAAATGTCTGAATAATAACAATGGTGGTGAATCTACTGTAGAACCAACCGGGACTAGTCTATATCCATTCCAGACTTCTGACAATTACGTTTGGAAGTATATGTCCACTGTTCCACTTGGCATCTTCAATAGATTCAAAACGGTGAACTACGCGCCTATTGCAGTATTGGATGAAGTTATTACTAGCGCCACTGCAGGTACAATAGAGAATATTCAAATTGTTTCTAGTGGTTCTGGCTATAATAACTATATTCCATCAGCAGAATTCACTTCAGGTGATATCAAGCTGGAAGGTAGTTCAGTATTATATGGACTAAGTGATGCGGCATCCTCACTTAATGACTATTATAACAACTGTACAATCAAGATAACGTCTGGTGTGGCTGAAGGTGAGTATAGAACAATCGTTGACTATACAGTTGATGCTGGTATCAAGAAGATTGAAATTGCTAGCGCGTTCTCAAATGCGCCAAGCTCTACTGATACCTATGAAATTTACCCAACAGTATTTTTATATTCAGATGGAACTCATACGGTAAACGCGGCTGCTATTGCCATCATTGATGCTGATGCAAGTAATTCTATCTCTTACGTAGAGATTCTCGATAGTGGAGAGAATTACCGAGAAGCTACAGCAGTCCTAAATATTCCATCCGTAGTGAGTGTAACCGAAGAAGCTTCACTGAGAACTATTATTTCTCCACCGGGCGGACATGGCTCTGACCCAATCTCAGAATTGGGTGCAAATCGAGTCTGCATCACATCTAGATTTATTAAGTCCGAAGATGGATTCATTCCGGTGACTAATGACTTCAGAACTGTCGGTCTGATAAAGAATCCTACCTTCAATGAAATTAAATTAGAGCTTGACCTAGGAGAAACCTCTGGTACATTCTTGGTTGGTGAACCCGTATATTCATATAAAGACATCATTCTCACTGGATCAGTAGCGCTTACGCAAAGTTCAACTGTAGTTAATGGAAATACTACACAATTTGTCAAGTCCCTTTCCAACAATGATCCTATCTATATTACTGATGGAACTAATAAGCTATTTACGACAGTAAACGCAATATCAAATTCAATTCAGTTGACTATAAAGTCTGCAGCAACCTATACTTCATCAAGTGCATCCATCTCATTACTTGATAAGAGCTACTATGGTGAGGTTACTGAGGTTGGTAGTTCATATATAAAGATCAAGGATGTATCTCCCGGATTGGTAACTGGAGACCCATACATCTATGGTAATACTTCACTGACAACTTCTAAGATTGACATGACAGACGACCTTCCTATATCTATTGCAGACGGCGAAGCGATCAATGGAAACTATGAGACATTTGTCGGTTTAACCAGATTCTCTGGGTATGTATCGTCGGATAGTGGTGATATTACTGAAGATGGCGAATTGACTCAGAATATTGGTAATGAATATACTACACCAACTGCCATCTTCCATTCGTATGCCAATAACGATTCTAGAGACACAATCTACGCTAGTAACATTAAAAATGTATTTGAAATAAATAATGATATTATAGCTGAAAGTGGAACGATCACGTTCGCTTTGGGTAATAAATATAATGGAGATTTACTGCTAGACTCTGGTAAGGTATTATATTTGGAAAATTTGGACCCAATATCTAGAGCTAACAACAAAAGCGAGATAATAAAAATTGTACTGGAGTTTTAAGCCATAATGTCTATCTTAACCGATCTATCCATATCGCCATACTTTGACGATTTTGATGAAACGAAGAATTATAATAAGATACTCTTTAGGCCAAGCGTAGCTGTACAGGTCCGTGAGCTAAATCAGCTTCAGAGTATTCTTCAAAAGCAAATCGAACGTTTCGGAGATAATATTTTCAAGAGTGGAACCATTATCGATGGTTGTCACATTTCATTTCATGACGATCTAGCATATGTAAAAATTAAAGACCTTCAGTCTGATGGCTCTCAAGTAGATGTGACCGATTACGATAGACTTTATATCAAGAATTCTGCCAATCTTCAAGCGTTTGTTGTCACAACTAGTTCTGGTTATGAAACTAAAGCTCCAGACCTTAACACTCTATATGTAAAGTATATCAATTCTGGTAACGATTATGCGACTAGCACATTTGCCGCTGGACAAACTTTAACAGTATTTGATAAGAATGACTCGGTCTTCAATGTTACAGTAAGTGCAGGTTCTGCAGGATTCACTGACGTTGACAATGTCGTATTCCTATCGTCGCTTGCTATTCAAAATTCATCTGGTGGTACTACATTTTCTAACAGTGCATTCTCAGTCAACAGAACGATCTATAATGGTTCTACAGCAAGAGCTACCATCACGTCAGTCGATACCACAACCGACCCTAGATATCTTATCCTTAATATTAAACCTAGAACTCAAGATTTGACTACTGCTGATTCTACACTTTGGTCATTTGATGCGGGCGATTCAATTACTGAAACTCTTAACCCAACTCAAGCTGCATCTATCGTTGAAGTTATTGGTGCTGGTGCTCAAGCAAAGATTGCTGTGGATAGCGTGGGTCAGATTAGATCAGTTTCTATGACGTCTAGAGGCTCTGGGTACTATGTGAACCCATATGTCACGGTATCCACTAAAACCGCTACAAATACTCAAGTAAATGCTCTATCACTATCTCCACAGACCTTTCTAGGTCGTATCGTTGTAGCTAATTCGGTTACAACGCCAATCGGTTCTTCATATGGAGTGACAGTTGATGAAGGTGTCATTTATCAGAAGGGATACTTCTCTGGTGTCGCTAAACAGTTTGCAGTAGTAGAGAAATATAATAATCTCCCAGATAACAAAGCACTTGGATTCAACACACTAGAAGACATCATTACTTTTAGAGATGATGAAACTCTACTGGATAACTCAATCGGTTCGCCTAACCAAACTGCACCCGGTGCAAATAGATTAAAGTTGACTCCTACTGTTACAGTTCTTACTTCTCAGGAAGCCGAGAATAATGAAGAATTCCTACCTATCGTATCATTCTCTAATGGTAGACCATACAAGCAAAACCGACAGACTCAATATAACATCATTGGTGATGAACTAGCAAGACGCTCTTACGAGGAAAGTGGAAACTACGTTCTCAATAAGTTCCTAATGAACACCAAGTCTATCACGACTTCTAATGTTGAGAGCACTTCGCAGTTTTATGTTGTAGTCGATCCCGGTGTAGCATACATCAATGGATATCGAGTAGAAACTTCTGGTAATTATTATCTCAATGTAAACAAGGGTATCACCACACAGACCGTACAAAATGCTACAGTAAGTCTTGATTACGGTAAATATTTCCGAGTAAATGAGCTAGGTGGTTCATTCTCATCATCAACTGGTGACCAGATTTATCTTTATGATACTTCTCGTCAATATTTGACTCTATCTTCTGGTGCGGTTCCTTCATCCTCAGGTACGCAGATCGGTAAGGCCAGAGTTCGCTGTGTTCAATATGAATCAGGAATTCCCGGAACACCAAACTGTATCTATAGAGTATATGTGTTCAATGTCAAGATTGAAGCAGGTAAAAATGTGGATAATGTTAGATCATTGTATTATAACGATCTAACTACTGGTGTCGCAGACATCGTTACGAATATTGATGCTACTACAGGCGAAACCGTAGCAACTCTATACGATAATCGCCAAAAGTCAATGTCATTTTATGCAGGTAAGAATGCATTGAAGAATGCAAATAATATTTCTTACACCTATCGAACTATTGATACTACGGTATCTGC